GACGAAAAGCCTGAAGGTGGATTTGACAAACATATTTGTCCAGGTCATTGGTCTGGTTATAGGTATGCAATCCAAAAGTTTACTAAGCCTGGAGATCTAGTTTTAGATCCAACAGTAGGTACAGGTACCGCTGTGGTAGAAGCTATTAACTCTGGAAGAAATGCAGTAGGAATCGAATTAGAATTCCCAGACATTACCCGAAGAACAATCGGGGTTCAATATGATAGAGGAACAGCAACAGCAAAAGGCGAGATTATTCAAGGCGATGCTAGAGATTTAGAATCTTTATTAGCGGAGAATGCTTATCCAGATGGCGAGATCTTTGATCTTATTATCAATGGAACACCTTATCCCGTTCTCGGTGGTGGCCAATCAGATGCACCAGAAAGAGGATTTACCTCCAAGGGTAAAGGCACAACCGTTATATATGAAAAAGATATGAACGTAGGTGTATTAAAAGGCGAGGCATACTGGAACACAATCATCGATATCTACACGGCAGCTATTAAAAAGCTTAAGCCAGGTGGAAAGTTTATTACATTAATTAAAGATCCTACTCAAAGAAAACAAGGCTATCTATTACACAAGATGGTAGCAGATAGATTGTTAGAATCAAATCCAGTAGAATATTACGGTACTTTTATCCATAGGCATTTGCCACAAACATTGTTTATGAATACTTACCCTAAAAGATATCCAGAGGTTAGATTACCTCTCTATCAAACAGGTACTATATTAACAAAAATATAGGTTTACTTTCACCCCAAACTATGATATAATACATATATGAAACCACTAATGATACTCAAACAAGCTGCCGATCTTATAGCTAAGAAAGGCAATGACTACCAAAATCCTAAATCTAGGATTAGACAATCGGACTACTATCCAAATGGCGCACAAACCATTCTCGATATTATGACCGGCAAAATTAATCGCATGCACTCTGTTTTAGATGCTATGAAAGATGATGATAACTATATAGAAAACTTCGAATCGCTACAAGATTCAGCAATAGATTTAATTAACTATTCTGCATTCTTTTCAGCTTACTTAGATGGTGATATCGATGGCCAAACAAAAGACAAAGATATATTTAACAGGAACATAATCAGCAATGACGATAGCCAGCAATCTTAAACTAGGTCTACACGACTTAAGAAGTAATTTATTAAACCTCGGCTATGAAATAGAAACCGAAAGATGGCAAGGCGGAACAGAACATCCTGCCTTCCTAGAAATATTACATGCAAGCATGAAAGCAGATATGTATAACAATGCAGAAGAAGCTAGTACAGAACTAAAAGCTACTCAGCCATGGGCAGATATCCACTTCGACGAAAGAGTAGGTGGTATACCTTGCAACCCACCACCATCACATACAATGTGGTTAAAAGATACAGATAAATATTTAATGGATACAGCTTTTTCACATAGCTATCCAGAAAGAATGTGGCAAGATACAGAACAAATGGGAATTAGATTTAATATAGCAGATCTAAATACAGCAGTTAAACTATTACAAAAAGAACCTAAAACAAGACAGTGTTATATACCAATCTGGTTTCCAGAAGATGGTACGGCCGCTCTCGCGGGCGAACGCGTCCCGTGCACGTTCGGGTGGCATTTTATGTTACGTGATGGTAAATTACATTGTGCATATCATATGCGATCATGTGATGTAATGCGACACTTACATAACGATTTATATTTCGCTAATAGGTTATGCTTATGGTTAATAGAACAATCTGGATTAGATGCAGTACCAGGAATCATGCATTTCTCTGCTAGTTCTTTACATTGCTTTACAGTAGATAAATATGGACTTAACAATTTGGTAAACGAATAATGTGCGGATTTTTAATAAGCAATAGAACACAAACAACAGCTAACGGTATGGTAGCTCTTAAGCAGATGGAATACCGTGGATTAAAAACTAAATATCGTGGATATAAAACGTGGAAAGATTACGATATGTTTCATACTGCTTTACCTATGATTGATCCAGATCCCGAGATTGCTATCCAACCTATTCAATACGATGATGAACCACCTTCGCTTTTCGTTGGTGAAATATTTAACTATAAAGACTTTGGCGATTACCCAAGCGATGCTCACATGGTTCATGCAAGATATAGAGAAGAACTTTCACATGAATTCTTTCATAAGTTCGATGGCTTTTGGAGTTACGTTACTTTCTTTAATGAACATCCAATTGCTTATACAGATTTCTTAGGAATTAAACCTATCTACTATCGTAAAGATGTAGAAGTTATGGCATCAGAACCTGATGTATTAAAGTCTTATGGACCAGTTACGCCAGATGCTTTGTTTCATTCTAATGTTCAGAAGTGGGGATATGATCCACAAGGCGGAACACCCTGGAATGAAATCTTTCAAGTTAAACCAGGACACTTTTTATATAAGGGTACAGAATATCCTTACTGGGATTGGAGTTCAGTTCCAGCAACAAATTTGTATGATGACCTTAGCTTAGCGGTCAAACTAAGACTAGGTGGATTCAGAGACGCAGCCGTTCTACTGTCAGGTGGGCTAGATTCCACTATCATACATCAATTAGTAAAAGAACAAGGCCTAGATATAACGGCTATTCACGTTGATAATGGAGAAAAGAGTTATGCTGAACAGATCTGTAATGATCTCGTACACGTAACCCTAGACGATGTGACGGATGAAGATGCAGTAAGAATACATCAAACCCCTGTTGATCTTGGATCAGTAAAACCCCAGATAGCTATGGCACGTAAACTAAAAGAATTAGGTTTCCATAATGTATTAACTGGCGATGGTGCAGATGAATTATTTGGTGGCTATAAAAGAGCTGCAGAATACGATTCCCAAATGTCAGACATCTTTTGTGAATTACCTTATTACCATTTACCTAAATTAGATAGAACAATGATGAGATCTACGGTCGAGCTTCGTGCTCCATTCTTAGCCCCATCAGTTATAGTTCATGCCTTAAGCACTCCTTACCATATGCGAGATGGTATCAAACATGTATTAAAAGAAACATTTAAAGATCTTGTACCTCAAGAGATACTAGATAGAGATAAGTTACCATTAAAAACAAAAGAAATTGCAACAGATAAAATGCAACAAAGATTAATTAATAGTCAGATTTGGCAGGAACTATATGAATAACCAGCAAAAATGGGATTTACGATTTGTAAAGCTAGCAGAAGAAGTTGCTAAGTGGAGCAAAGATCCTAGTACGCAGGTAGGAGCAATTGCGGTTAACCGAATTGGTTCTGTTGTTGCACAAGGTTATAATGGATTTCCAAGAGGTATACAAGATACAGATCTAAGATACCAAGACCGAGAATTAAAATATCAATACGTAGTTCATGCAGAAATGAATTGCATATATAACGCTGCTTTAAATGGCAGCTCACTAGATGGATGTACACTTTACGTTTGGCCTCTACCAGTATGCCGAGAATGCTGTAAAGGTATTATCCAATCAGGAATTGAACGTGTGGTTTCACCAGACTTTACAGATCCTGTCAAAGAAGAGCGATGGAGAGAATCCTGTTCCCAAACTATGGACATGTTCCAAGAAGCTGGAATAGATTACGAATTCGTATAATAAGGGGTTTACAAACCCACCAAAGTATGGTATAATATACCCTACAACAAAAATAAACAAGGAAATAAATGCCAAGTATAGATTTAACACCTAGGAAGAAACATCCTAAGGATAAAAGACCAGGAGAGAATAAGCCAATGCCATTTGACATTGCACTTAGGAAATTCCGCAAAGCTTGCGATAGAGCAGGTATCGTACAAGAACTCCGAGCAAGAGAGTTCTATGAAAAACCAACATCAAAGCGGAAACGCAAAAAAGCAGAAGCCGTAGCTAGAAGTAGAAAAGAAGCACGTGCAAATAAACTAGGACCAGCAAGGAGATATTAATATGGGAATAATGGATAAACTAAAAAAGAATAGTAGGATTAAAGGTACAGCAGTACTAGAAGATTCTATCTACTTCGGAGAAAAAGACAAAGTCGTAACGGAAGTTCCTATGGTCAATGTCGCTTTAAGCGGTGAGGTTGATGGCGGACTTACCAATGGCTTAACTGTATTGGCAGGACCAAGTAAACATTTTAAAACATCATTTGCATTACTCATGGCAGCAGCTTATTTAAAAGAGCACAAAGATGCCGTGTTAATGTTTTATGATTCAGAGTTTGGCTCACCCCAATCTTATTTCGAATCATTCGGAATTGATACCAGTAGGGTATTGCATACACCAATCGTAGATGTTGAACAATTAAAGTTCGACCTAGTTAACCAATTAGATGAGATAACAAGAGAAGACAAAGTCATTATCATTATCGATTCTATTGGTAACTTAGCATCTAAGAAAGAATTACAAGATGCACGTGATGAAAAATCCGTTGCAGATATGTCAAGAGCTAAAGCTTTAAAGGGATTATTTAGAATGGTTACTCCTTATCTTACCATGAAGAATATCCCTTTACTCGCTGTTAATCATACGTATCAAGAAATGGGATTATTTCCTAAAGCAATCGTATCAGGCGGAACAGGTATATACTATTCAGCAGATAACATTTGGATCATCGGAAGACAACAACAAAAGACTGGAACAGAAGTTAAAGGTTATAACTTTATAATTAACGTAGAGAAATCTAGGTTCGTTAAAGAGAAATCTAAAGTACCTATTTCAGTAACCTGGGAAGGTGGCATTGAACCCTATTCAGGACTACTTGATGTAGCTCTTGCAGGTGGATATGTACAGAAACCTAATGTTGGATGGTATTGTAGAGTAGATAGAGAAACTGGTGAATTGGTTCAACCAAAAGTCAGAGAAAAAGATACTCTTAAGAAAGAATTCTGGGATCCTATCCTAGATGGTACAGATTTTAAAGCCTTTGTTAAAGGTCATTATCAGATCGGTCATAAACCGTTATTAGATGTAGAAATAGATTTACAAACGGATGAAACTAGTGTATAATATAACACATAAAGATTACACATTTGTGGAATCAGAAAACGTAGATTTCTACGGGATCAAATTGAATGGTGAATTCGATGGAGTTGTTTTAATATACGGCAAAGTTGGTATTAAAGAAGATACTACTTTAGACATAGCTACTCTATCATTCACTTACACTATTAAAGATCCAGCGGATCACGACCACGATGAACTATGTGCGGACGAATATTTTAATAACTATATTGGTGCTGTATTAGAACATATAATTAATGAAACAATGGATGATAAACTAGCAGAGGATATAATTGGACATAACAAACCAGATACAAACACACACTCTTAATCATCTTCTTAATAACGAAGATTACTGTAGAAGAGTTATACCTTTCATCAAGAAAGAATACTATGCAGGCGAACACGCAATTGTGTTCGAGCTTATAGTTAAATTTGTTGGTGCTCATAATAAACTACCAACAGGTAAAATACTAGATCTAGAATTACAAAAACTAAGTCTACCACACGAGCAGCTTAACTCAGCTGCTGTATTAATCAATGAGTTAAAAACCAGATCGGATATCGATACAGATTATCTTATTAATGAAACGGAAAAATGGTGCAAAGAAAAAGCAGTTTATAATGCTATTATGGAATCCATCCAGATCATTGATGGTAAGACCGAGAAGAGCGACGGAGCTATCCCAGAGATACTATCCGAAGCTCTTGGCACATCTTTTGACCAAGCAATTGGCCACGATTATATTGACAACTCAGAAGATAGATATGATTTCTATAATAGAAAAGAAGATAAGATACCTTTTGATCTAGATTATATGAATAAGATTACTAAGGGTGGTTTACCCAATAAGACCTTGAACATTGCCCTCGCGGGTACGGGCGTGGGTAAATCCCTTTTCATGTGTCATTGTGCAGCTTCTAATTTACAATTAAGTAAGAATGTTTTATACATTACAATGGAAATGGCAGAAGAACGTATTGCAGAAAGAATAGATGCTAATCTTATGGATTACCCAATACAATCACTATCTACTTTACCTAAGAATGTATATACTACTAAGATAGAAAAGATAGCAAAGGCTTCTGTTGGTAAATTAATCGTAAAAGAATACCCAACAGGTGCAGCACACACTGGACATTTCAGGGCTTTACTCAATGAGTTAAAGCTAAAAAAGAATTTCAAGCCCGATATAATTTATATCGATTACTTGAATATATGCTCTTCTGCGCGCATGCGTGGGCTCGGAGGAAGTATAAATAGTTATTCGTACATCAAAGCTATCGCAGAGGAATTGCGTGGCCTAGCTGTCGAATTTAACGTCCCAATCGTTTCGGCAACGCAAACGACTAGGTCTGGCTTCGGTAATACCGACGTCGGATTAGAGGACACTTCGGAATCATTTGGATTACCAGCTACGGCGGATCTAATGTTTGCTCTAATTTCAACAGAGGAACTTGATGATCTTGGCCAAATTATGGTAAAGCAATTGAAAAATCGTTATAACGATTTAACTAAATACAAACGCTTTGTAATTGGTATAGATCGTTCCCGCATGAAACTATACGATGTTGAAGAATCTGCTCAGACAGATATTATGTCTGACATGATTCCGGATAAACCAATAAATAATTTTGGTGATAGGGATTCAAAAGATACCTTCGCTGATTTTAAAATATAGAGGAAAAAATATGGACGTATTATTAAACGCCAAAAAATGGATGTTAGCTAGAATAGAAGAAAGAACCTCACATGATGGGATCGCATTGATCGCAGTATGTGGATCTGTAATTCTTTTCGGTGGACTTGCCAAACTACTCGCATGGGTAGGTTTATTATGGGGTGTATACACACTCGTCAAGGGAGAAAGCTAGGATGTTTAAGAAATTATTACCTTTGGTATTAGCAACTTTCATCTCACCTTTCATGTACGCTGATGTTTCAGGTAAAGTTGGAGTAATGTCTGACTATATGTGGAGAGGCGCAACACAATCTATGGGAGACACTTCCTATAACTTAGGCTTAGATTATAATCACGACAACGGATTATATGGATCAGCTTGGGTAGGACAGGTCGACTTTGGAGACGAAGCTGAATTGGAATATGATCTAGCAGTAGGATATAATCTTACTGTAACAGATAATCTTTCACTCGGTGGTGGAGTTATACAATACTCTTATAATGAGGGCTATGATGATATGGAAGAAGTTTTTGTTAACGCAAGTTACAAGAATTCTAGCATATATTACTATGTAGATAGCGACAACAAAGAAAACACCTATATGGAATTTACGCATCATCTTGCGTTTCTTTCAGAAGTACCTGGTGATTTCTATGTTAAATATGGCGACTTTAAAAATGGGGATGATTGGGCAGCGCTCAAATATTCCAACATGGTAGCTCCGAATGTACAATTAAGTTTGCACATTATGGATGGAGTTAGACATGGTGATGCCACTGATAGCATGTTTATAGCTATGCACTACCTTTTCTAAAGAATCGGGAATTTATATCATAACAAAGCCAGGTAGGAATTCTCTTATCTGGCTTTTTTTTACGTCACGATTACGTGAACAATCACATCTTT